CGGCGATAACCGATGATCTCTTATGACCCACGCATCACTATTCAGCGGGATCGGAGGGCACGATTTGGTTGCGGATTTGCCCCCGGAATTTTACGCCTGGGAGAACCGGGACAACTTTGCGGAATGCGGGGCCGACCTCCTCACCCTGTGGTGCGGCGACAAGTGGAAAAACCTGCGCGAGTTCGGGCCAGGCGACCCTTTCGATTTCCGCGCCGTTCCCGTGGAATACCGGCCGTTCGAGAAAAAATGGCTGTACTACACGGGCAAGAGCCGGGGACTTATGGGAAGCCCGCGCTACGATGTGATGAAGCACCTTCTGCCGTGGTGGTGGCACTTCTCCACGCCGAACCTCCTGAAAATCGTGCCGGAGATGGACGGAGGTACGCTCCGTTCCGAATCCGAAACGGCGGAGGAGGATTTGCAACTCCTGCCACTCAACATGAAATGGATCGCCACTTACAATTACGCCCGCGTGCTCGATCTGGAAAGGCAGGCAAGGGCGGCGGGGACACGCCAGCTAAAGTCGGTACAACTGACGATTTTTTGAAACGATAAATGAATACGAGAAGATGTGAAAACCAAACTACTGCGCCGACTGAGGCGGGAGGGGCGTTGTCAGATACGTGTCTATTCAGTTCGTAAGGATATGGATGGGACGGTTGTTGGCATACGCTACGGGTATAATTCGGATGAATATGCGCATCTATGGCATTTTGCGATGACTTCGGATGAACTTAAATCAGAAGCAATGAAGATATATATCCTCCGCCGCATTGCGGAGCTAAAAGGAAAGAGAAAATGAAAAAAGTAATGTTCAACGATCGCTACGGCTTGACGCTCGAAGAGGTCATGCAGCAGAACCTCGACAAACTCGCCAGCCGCCGCGAGCGCGGCGTGATCGACGGAAACGGCGATAACCGATGATCTCTTATGACCCACGCCTCTCTTTTCAGCGGGATCGGCGGGTTCGACCTCGCCGCCGAGTGGGCTGGCTGGACGAACGCTTTCAACTGCGAGATCGATCCTTTTTGCCGCAAAGTATTGAAATATCACTTCCCGAATGCAGAACAATATGAAGACATCAGAACGACCGACTTCACTGTCTGGAAAGACCGTATCGACGTGCTTACCGGTGGATTCCCGTGCCAGCCGTTCTCGCTCGCAGGAAAGCGGCGAGGCACAGAAGACGATCGCTACCTGTGGCCCGCGATGCTCGACGTTATTCGGACTGTTCGACCCCGCTGGGTCGTTGGCGAGAACGTTTACGGAATCGTTAATTGGTCGGAAGGGATGGTCTTCGAACAGGTGTGCGCTGACCTGGAAGCGGCAGGATACGAGGTGCAGCCGTACATTATTCCGGCTTGCGGTGTCGGTGCTCCCCACCGTCGGGACAGATGCTGGTTTGTTGCCCACCGTACAGACGCAGGGGCTGAAGCGATGCGTGAACGGGAAGACGGTTTTTATGCCGTTGAGCCTGTTGCCCACCCCGACGGCGATAGACGCAGGAAGCGGCCGAATGAACAAAAGCCTCTCCCCGAATGCGTCGGAACGTCCGACGCTGGCAATGGCGTCGAAAATGGGATTGTTGCCTACTCCGACCGCCAACGATGCGAAGAATGTAACGCTTCCTGCCAGTCAGGGCATACGCAACGGACTACCCAAAACAGCGATGCAAAGCGACGAATACCGGACTGGAACGGGTTCCCGACTCAACCCCCTGTATGTGGCGGAGATGATGGGTTTCCCGGGGAATTGGCTGGTATCGCCTTTCCTCGGTGGTGCCGGGAAGCCGTCAAAGCCTGCGGTAACGCCATAGTCCCGCAGGTGGCATTGCAGATTTTTGAAACGATAAACGAATACGAGAAGATATGAAAAACACAGTTGCACTTCAAGGGATTAGATTCTGGAAAGTGGAAGATGGATATATGCTTACTACAAAAGTTGCCTGCGTCACAGCGTTTCGGAATTATATCGGAGTTCCGGCCTTATCCGGATTCTCCGACCTTGATACAACGCCTAATCCAACGGGTTATATTCCGATGCTTGCAACCGGGGTTAAAGATGAAAACGGACAGATGGTTTTTGAAAGGGATGTTGTAGTATTCGATGCAGAGAAATACACCGATGGAGAAGTTAGGGGATTATTATTATGCGATGTAAAATACGATCCTGAATTTGGCGGGTTCTGTTTATATCCAATCGAAGGAGAGGGGGACATGTTTCCCATGTGGAAAATAAGTGAATCCATACGTATTGTCGGTAATAAGTATGAGGGATATGATAGCTGTAACACTTGGAATTAGATGGATTGAATTATTTGGTGAAAACAAAAGCAAGATGCCCGATAAAATGCGCCGTTCACGATGGGAAAAATGGAAACAGTTATGCCGTGATAACGGAGGGTTTGAGATCGTTGAATATTGGAGTACTCCCGATTCTGTTTGCTTAAATTGTAAACATTGCGACGGTGACTGGTGTAGATTTCAGTCGCTTCCCTGCTCCGTGAACCCTATAACTACATTCTCAAGTAATGAAATCGGGATGGCTTGTATGGGGATAGGCTTTCATAATAAACAACAAGAACTATTCTAACTATGATACGAGTTTTTGTTACGAAGTAGAACATTGCAAAACTTTCAAACATTTTGAAACATTTTGAAACATTTTGAAATATGAGAGAAATTAAATTCCGGGGCAAGCGCCTCGACAACGGAGAGTGGTTGTATGGCAGCCTTGTCATTTTGAATGGGCGCTATTTTATATTCGATGATGCAAACAGACACGAGGTCGATCCCACTACCGTCGGCGAGTTTACGGGGCTGAAAGACAAGAACGGTAAGGAGATTTACGAGGGGGATGTGATACGCTCTCCATTGTCCGAGGATAAAACTCGCCCTCATAGAATCTTTTACCATACCGGCAACGCAGCTTTTATGGGGGCCTTGGTCGATAGAAAGGAATTATGTTATTTAAGATTGGATCAGGATTGGATTTATAAATTTGGAAAAGAAGTCATTAGCAACATCCACGACAATCCCGAATTTCTGAAAGGAGGCGAGCAATGAATAGGACTATGAAACAATGGCTTTTGCCCCTTATCTGCCGCTGGTTCGGGCATAAGGATTTCGAGGAGGTATATTGCGTCAAATCGCCCCGAAATTGGTTCTGCCGCCAAAACAAACCCAACCGATACGACGTGGTGCATGATATTGTTTGCTCCCGATGCCGGCGGGTACATCGAACTATCCTCAAATCCCGAATTAGCCGCGCACAACTCCTGCATGACGGTTGGTTTATAATCGACGAATAGCCATGAAAAGCAAAAAAGCAAAGGAATTTATCGACGGATGCTTGAATCATCTTGTAATAGAGATGAGCGACCACGCCAAATGGCAGCTACGAGCAGCAATGAGCCATACAGCCGAACTCGCCGAGCAGGAGGCCGAGGAAAGGATGCGGGATAAAGCGATCGAAGCATTTTGCAAGGATTGCCCAATTTACTCAATACAAACAAGTAATGGGGGAAATTGCCCCGATTGCAGTGCATTAAACGCATTCAAACAAAGACTGAACGAGGAATGAAATTCACAACCCATTGCTTTGTCCGCGTCGAGGATGCGGAGAAGCGAAAAGATGTGATCGAGTGGTGTATGCATATTGGCTATGAATATATTTATCCCCCAAAAGAAGAGAGATTAGGCGATAAGGTAATATGTGACACTTATTGTGTCGGCGTGGCTCATGACGCACAAACATTCACCGCCTTGAATTGCATAGACTGCGGCACCAACATCGAGCTGTTCAGGGCGCTGGCGGCGATGAACAACGAGAACGATCAGGAGCAATGGTACTCATATACGGAATATCCGACTAATGAGAGTAAAAATGGGGTTAGACGGCTTATTTTTAACGAACATACGCGATTCGATTCTTTTGTAGATGTACCATCAGGTTATTACCGCAAGGCTACAGTCGAGGAGATCGTCGAATATTTCAAAAACAATGAGAAATGAAAACAATTGAGGAAAGAATACAAGAATATGTGGCCAATGCCTGGGTCGAACTTGATCAATTCAATGAAGACCATGTAACTTTTGAAAATATCGTTACATCCGCCTGTGTTGTTGGCGCTAATTTCGAATATGAGGAATTGACCCGCTGGCGTGATCCGAAAGAGGAGCTGCCGCAAAATGGACAACTCGTGTTGTGTAAAACCTCTGATAAGAAACTTCCATTTGTCACTGTTAAATATGACCGTTCTGAATGGTGGATATATGTGTATCCCGGATGGGCTGGTATTGGTCATAAGATTATCGGCTGGCGGCCGATTCACGAAAATGAGTAAGATGCTCTGTGCATTTTGACTAACCAAGTAACTAACCAAGAATATCTATGAACACGAAACTCAAATCAGACTACGAAAAAGCCTGCAACGCCTATTTGCAGGCTTTTTGCGAGAAACACGGCTATGATTATAAGGATGCTACGCGGAGCTGGGTCGGCGGCGATGTCGGCGGGATCACCGAATGCGCGGACTATATAGTTGGGATGGATGACATCATCACCGACATAGACCGGGACGCTCCGGAAGATGAGTTTGTAAAGTATTACGATTACTGTCTGCGGGTGGGGAGTATCGCCTGCGGCAAAATTAGTACGCCCAATTACAGCAGCTGGCTCTCGGGGTGTCCACGCATGAGTGAAGAACAGATCACCCGGCTGGAGGAGTTGCAGAGGGACATACGCAAGGCGGAAAGAGAGCTGGAAGAACAAATAAGGAAAGAGAAGTTTTAACCGGGAGAGGCAAAATCGCTCCCTTTTTTATTCATATGGCAGTAGATACATCTAAAAACGGTACAGTAGATCGTGCTAAACTTCTGGCAATAGAAAATAAATGTACGAGAATAATTCGAATTGCGGGGGTAACGTTTTATGTTGCTCCGGATAAGGATACACCAGAACACCGGAGGCACTTAATCCGCGTTTTGGAGAGTTGCGGTCGGCGATATACTCAAAAAGCAGGTAGCTATGAATCGGAGATTTGAGGTGAGAATCGACATTCCGAATAGTTGTGAATTGATTGGATGCAGATCGGACGGAAACATGGCAATTATTGTTTTCGAAGATTGCAGCGGCCCAGAGATCCGGCCAATCGGTTTTTGTCGGGAACATTCCGGAGAAGTACCGGACGCCTTCGAAGATGAATAAAAAAGAGGCAATTCCGAAGAATCACCCCTCACACCGATACAAATATAATGATTTATTCGGAATTTGCAAATGGGACGATATAGGAAAAACGAACGCAGAGGCGGGGCACGTGACGATTCCGAAATATACATCAGTTATTCACGGAATCGATTGCTCGAAATGATTATCTGCCGGGAAGCAAGGATGGGCGTGAGTTATCGCCATGATTTCGTCTATCGATTCAAGGCACACAAATCCTTGCCGTTTTTATGGCGGAAATTCAAAAGGAATATTAGAGAACACATTGACGGATGGCAGCAGGAGCTGCCTTTATTTTGATGAATTTGCGGAAAGGGAGAGGATAATAACCGTGCAATTCGGAATATATGATGTAGAATTACATCCGTTCATCCTATTGCATAATTGCAATTAGACGATAAAAGTGTTCTTTTGATTCATTCTGTTAATGTCGTTTCAAGCATTGAACTCTATTGGGCGGGAGCCGGACGTGAAGCTACTTTATAACGTATCTTTCGGGGCACACGAAGGAAGTGCGCCTTTCGCACGTTGTCGGGACATTGACGAAGATATAAAAGCCGATCTTATCCAGCTATTATATCGATTCTATCAATTCGCAGATTACGGCTACATAAATAGGGTAGCAGCATTCGCTGATCTCCAACAATGACATCAGATATTTAGTTTGTTCGTCCATAACCGTCGCATTTACCTTTGCAACAAATAAATTGGTGAATATCTTTCCAAAGCATTGTATTTATCTGTCCTGTCAGATAGGCTACTTCTTCGCCTTGCATCGGCATTGCGGATGCTACGGCGATGTCGTCGCACAGGTGCCGCAGTTCATGCTCGAAAGAGTTCAGGAATTGTGCCTGGGATGACGCCAATCCTACGACTACGACAGACCTTCGCCGGGTCTTGTTGGAATAGGTGAATCCCGAATCCATATCGGCCTTTTCCAAATTTTCCCGTACTCGCTCCATAATTGGCCTGGGACACTCTATCTGTTCCAAAGAAAAAAGGATAGAGCGCGTGTGATAGCCATGTACGGCGAAGTAAAACCGCACATGCCAATCATAGTTCTCTATCCTCAGATCCCGCAGCTTCATGTCGTTGAATACACTTTTTGAATCCTCACATACGGTCTTTCGAGCCGCGTTCTGGATTTGATTCTGTTACAGGACATCTTCCCACGGAACATTTGTTCCCGACCCTATCAGATCGGCGAAATATCGTGTGAAGGGCAGCCCGGGATAGGCGTCTTCATCGTCGATGAAATCCTTGACGAACAGGGCCAGGTGTTGTTCATCGGCAATGGATGATCCCCAGTAATCGGCCCGGGCCATATTCGCGACATATACACAGTCGTAGCCGTTGTCGTGCTTGAGCTCGATACCGTTCGTCTTGAGCAATTTGTCGATCTGCTCTTTGGTGATGGGTTCTATTTTCTTCCCGTCGCGGTCCTTCATGCGGCTGACGGCAAATTCACACATTTTCTTCGAAAAGGACCATCCGTTTTTTTCGAGGTATGCGCGAATATCTGCCGGCATGGAGTCCCTTGCGTCCAATCTTTCTCTGTCCATAGGTTTCGCTGTTAAAGAGAGGGGATTTCTCCCCTCTCCGGATTCGTTTTACCGGCGGAATCTGGAGTAGGGTCCGGTTCCCCGGACACCTCTTCGTTCGCCATATCCGTCGCTGCCGTATTCTCCGCCACGCTCACCGTAGCCGTCGGGCATGTAGCCTCCCGTGTGACGCTCCCCGTAGCCGTCGCGCATTTCGCGTTTGGCATCCTCGTAGCCACACTCGTAGGCTTCGCGCATCTTGCGTTCGATTTCTTCACGCTCGCCGTACCCGTCACCGCGGTACCGGCCTTCGATTTCCCATATTCTCATGATTTGCTTGTTTTAGCAGACATTTGCGATTTAAGAAAGGCGTCCAGCGATGACTTCATGGAGGCGAACTCCGTTTGCATCTGACGAAGTTGTCCCACCTCTGCCCGCAGCTCCTGGAGCTCCTTGTCGCGTTGCGCCTGACCCGCGTACGCGGGATTCACTTCGCGCATGATCTGATCGAAAACTTCCAGATTGGCCTTGTGTTTTTCGTAGGAATCCACAACGGACTGGCTCTGCTGCTTTGCCGCATTGATGGCGTCTATGAGCCGTTCGCGGGATGTCGTGACCGTGAGTCCGTCCTTTGTCACCATATCGGCATTTACCGGGACGACCCATTTCTGGTCCCCTACCGGGAAGCTGACGGAAGGCTGCGCCGGGGGAAAGTTCCCGGGAGCGGGGAAATAGGGCTGTGGCGCCTCTTCAAGCGTCGCCATGTAGTATTTGGGAGTTCCGCGCATATCGAGTACATATACCGGAGCGCCTTTGGTTAAATTCGCAAACATCTTCGGTTAATTGTTTTTTGAAAGCTCCGGAGGGGCGGTTTCCCCTCCTGAAGCCTTCGGTTTATTATTGGTTAAACGGCCCCTGTCATCAGTTGCAGGGTGTCGGTCTGTTTGTCGTAGAAGAGCTGGAATACACCCGTCCCCGGAATATCGGACACGGTGACATTGGCTCCGTTGTACGTGGTCACATTCTTGGTCACGCCGTTGGTTTCGAACAACACGGGAAGCGTGCCTGTCGTGCCTGCGGGTATTGCCTGCGACAGCTCGACCAGGACTATCCCCCTGTACCAGGAATTGGCAAAGGCGTGGTTTTGGAATGAGAACACGACATCGGCGGCATTGACCGTCACACCCGTAGTTTTGATGACCGGGATACCTCTGCGATTGACATACTGAAATGGGAATACTGCCATAGCATACCTCCTTTCCGTATTAACCCCAGAATCCGCCGTTGCCGCCGAGTCCGAACGCGGCACCGAAGCCCAGCCCGTATTGGGCGGCTACGCAGGCGGGCATCGCGTACACCTGCGGATTGGGAACCACGGTCGTAGGCGGCAGGCCGCACTCGATCTTTGCCAGCCGGTTGCTCAGATCGCCGATCGCAGCGTTGATGGGCGCTACGGCCTGGGCCTGCGACTGCATGATCGTCGCCGTCTGATGTTCTTGGGAGAGCTGCCCGGCCAATGCCGCGCTCTTGGCACGCTCGGCGTCGAGTTTGTTCTGCATCTCACGCATCTCGAGGGCACAGAAACGGTCGTTGATGACCTGCGTCTGGGCATCGATCTTCGAGCCGAGGGCATTGAACTGCGTGTTGGCGTTGCTCGTCAGGGTGTTGGTCTGATTGAGCGTTGCGAGCTGGCTTTCGTAGCCCTGGCGCTCGATGGCGGTGCGGACATCGCAGCAGCAGGAGGCCATCTGCGAAAGCACCTGTGCGTTGCCGGACTGCACGGCATTGATGATCTGCTGCGCCGAGAGGCCCGACTGTGCCTGGATGTTGCACAGAGCGGTCTGAATCTGCTGTACGGAACAGTTGAGCGAAGATGCGAGCTGGTTGATGGCGGTGCCGTTTCCCTGAATGGCATTCATCAGCAGCTGACGCCCTGCGTCGCCGTTCAGCTCGGCGGGAAGATTCGAGAGTCCGTTTCCGCGACCGCCGAAGCCACCCCATCCGTTGCCGCCCCAGAGAGCCCAGAGCAGGATCATCCACATCCACTCCCAGCCGTAGCCATTGCCGTAGCCGTTATTGCGGTTGTTTCCGTTCATCAACGCGGCCACGAGGTTGCCGTCCATTGCGCCACCGTTGTCGAACACTAAAGTTTTTTCGTTCATTGTTTTAGACTTTTACATTGTTGCGTCCGTTCGGCGGACGCTGCCGTTGAGCTCACAATGCAAAAATCGACATGAACGATGGGAGAATCAATCGTATCAGTCGCAGGTGTGACGGAGTTTGGACGCAATACGGACGAGGAGCATTTCGAACATTTTACCGCTTTGTTTGCGACGAAGATCGAATTGGGAAATCATCTTCTCTATGGGCCGTCGTGAGAAGTTCATCAGCGAGGATATGACCGGGGCGTGAAATCCCTGCCTCCAGAGGAAATAGACCAGTAAATACCTGGCATCCACGATCTCGGCGTTTTTGGCTTTGGATAGTATTCGCTCTTCCGAAATCTCCGTTTCTTGCGATACCGTGCCGAGAATTTGTCGGTAAAGTTCAGATTTGCACATATAGGATATTTCTCTTACCTTTGTTCACTCTCTTACCAAATAAAAATAAGTGCCAACACACTTGCAAAGGCTTTACAGCCCCTGTCGTGGTGTGTTGGCACCTTTATTATTAGCGGAAGGTAAGAGAGACGCTAATAAAGGCAGGGGCTTTTTTTACGCCCACCCCTGACGGGCGAAAGCTGTTAGAACAGATACTTTTTCAATGTCGGCCAAAGCAGGTAGAAGTAGATTGCCCCGACGGGAATCAACCCGGTTGCGAACAAGTTGCTGCTTTCGACCTGGCAATAGTAGAGTGTTCCTATCCCACCCACAATACAAACGAATGAGAAGAAGGCAAGGAAAAGCAGTCCGATTTTTTTAATTGTTTCCATAATTATAATTCGTTAAAAAGTTATTTCCGCCATAAATCCATACTTATGCTTCCTTGAACATAGGGGCCGTTATCGCGTGGGTCCCAGCCGAGGGATGCCGTGATATTGAACCTTCCGATGTTTCTGTGAAGTTGCCCTCCGATCCATACGCCACCCGTGCGATTAACGTAATAGACGCCTGCGGCAGGCCCGAGTTGCCATCGGTAGGGCGTTCGGATTATTTTCTGCTGCGTGATAGTACGTCCGTATGTTTCGATGTGTTCAAGGGTAGGGTGGCAGTCGCCCAGGGCTATTCCGCTCACTATGGCGAAGTAGCTGCTGTCGCGATATTCCCGGCGTTCGAATGGCAGCTGTACCGGCACACTGTCCCGGTTGGGATTTATTGTTACGGTGGTAAAGGTGGTATCCGCTGGGGCGAACAACCATTTCGGCACCTCTACCGAAATAGCCGAGGACAGTATTTTATGCGGTTGCGGTCTTTCGAAGTAGGCCGTATCGATTCGAGTATGCTCGATGATACGGACATCGACGGATCGCCTGCCGAGCCACCATCCGACAAGGAACAAGCCGGTCAGAAGGAGAATCAGGATTATTTTCCGCAGTACCATAATGAGTACGAGCTATCAACCGTTGATGAACAGGTCCCAGCCGGCCATCACGTCCGTCATGCAGGCATCAACGCCATTTTCTACGCGCGACATAGCTGCGACTATCGGGATCATCACATCGCGGTTGGTTGCCGTGATCCGTCCGTTTTCCGGGACGCCGGACAATTCGGATACCGTACGGATATATGCTTCCGTGTCATTCTCGCTCGGGGGTGCCCAGCGTGAAATCGTCTTCCGAATGGTGTCGAGCCCGTATTTACGGCTGTAAGTGTTCAGGCATTTGAACATCGCGCGGTATCCCCACGCCATAGATTCGAACTGCTTGAACGCAGCGTCGCGGGAAGGTTCCACCTCTCCCTTCCAATGGGTTCCGTCCTTGCGGATATTCCCGGGATTGTTGTTACGAAGTCCTCTGGTCATTTTTTTGTGCTGTTTAATATGTTTTCTACATCTTCAGGATTTACATTGAGCTTGCGGGCTATTTCTCCGGTCAATGCTTTTCGAAACAGACGTAAGAATGGAAAGTTCGGACTGATGATTAAAGCGTTGCCACAGCTCGACCATGCTTCTGCCAGGCAAATGGCAGAACCCAGGATCACGGTCGTAATCTTCGTTTCGATACCTCCTGTCGTAACGAATTTATCGATGAAAACGAATACTACGATCAGATTGAAGTAAACTGCCAGCTTGAATATCGTAGCCCGCAGGAGTTCTGACAGGATAAATTCTCCGCGCTTTCGAGCGACGCATATTCCAAACAAAGCGTCGAAGGCTACGGCAATAAGCACCCCATAAAGTACGAGCTGATACCCAGCGAAGAAATTCACGATAACGATCAATAGTCCTATAAGCCATCCTTGCACGGTCATAAGTGCTTCGGACAGCTTTGTAGCAATACCTTCCAACACCTTTTTCGTTTTATTAAATATTTTGTCCATAGTTATTATGTTCACGCTATGGGAATGTACTACCGTTGGTATTTCTCAAATCTTTGTCCATGTCTTATGGTCGGTATCTTTCTTATATACATATCCGTTTTGAATACGTAATCCGGCTTTTCCGATCAGGACTTCGAAAATATCTCCCGTGAATACCGCATAGTTGCTCGATCCTTTCATAACGGCTACTCCGTTGGGAGCGATCAGGTTCTTGCGGATGTCTTTCACGAAGTTGAATTGGGCGGCATTCATCGTTGCAGAGGCCGTAAGTTTTCCGGCTGCCGATGCTTCGACCGTAATCCGGATGTAGTACTTCTGGGCTGCTCCAGTGAAAAGATATGAAATCGTCTCGTCGATATTCAAATTCGTGTTTTGGGCTTCAGCCGTGCTGTTTCGGTACAGGGGATCGGCTTTCCCCGTCAAAGCGTTTACCACCTCGATCTTTACGCCCCCGCCACCTCCTTCGGCATTGCCTGTGATGCGGGCTGTAATCCGGGCTGACATCTGTACTCCCTGCCCACAGGTAAACGGCGGACTTGACTTGTAAACATTTCGGACAAAAGGATTGCTTTGTCCCGTAGCCAGTGCGCTCACTTCTTTCGTTTCTATGACACCCGGTACACTCACAGCACCCAGAACCTGCGATATGGACGTAATTCTGTATGGGGTGAGTATGATTTTATCTCCGCTTGCGGCCGCATCGCTCACCTCTACGGAATCGTTTTTGACCTGCAGGATTCCGACGGTTCCTTTGGTTGCGTGTACTTCCCCGTCGGCGTGTACTCTGAACACGGCTTTTTTCCGGTTTGTGTAGTCGGCTCCCGACCAGAAGGGCACATCGTCTTCCTGCAAGCCGCTCACGCCGGCCGTCACGTCGCCTTCAGCATTTTTCAGCAACATCACATTGGTCATTATCAGACCGCCTTTCACCTCGGTACTTCCGTCTTCCATAGCCTTCTTGAGGTACTCTGTCGATTTGATGGATTCGTCTATCGCGTCGTCGATCAAGTCCGACATGTTGCTGCTTATTTCATAATAATCGGAGAATACTTTTCTGAACTCGGTGCCGGTTATCTCGGATGTCGTACTCATATCGGCCAGCAGGGGCGTGAGATAATCTTCGAGTGCCTGGAAATAGACCGTAAATGAATCCGTGGGGACATCATACTTTTCGGCATTCGCCATGATGCTCCAGTATTCGCTTTGAATCCGCACCCATTCATTAGCCACCTGCTGTTTGTCGGATGGCGTCAGGCTCGAATCCGAGGCAATGTAGTCCACATCCAGCTTCACCTGCTCGATCTGCGCCTGCACATCCTCTTCGGCCGTGATGTATCCCGTGGGGGCCTTGTTGCCTTCCGTGAGCTGGATGTCGTAAATGTAAATCGGTCGCCAATAATCGACGTAAAGTACGATTTTTAACAAGGACTTTCCGGATTTGGTCGTATAAACGGCTTCATACACATCAGAATATGGAGCAGATGGCGGGCGTGATATAATGTCGTATCCGTCTTCATAAACGGCACAGAACACGCAGCCGGTCTTGGTTTCCGGCAGTTTGATGCGTGCCTTGAAGACATAGGACATGCCGGCCTTGTAGGTGATCTTACCCCCGAAGCAATCCGTCCAGTTTACGATCTGGCTCGTAGCCGCAATAGCTACCCCTGCATTGCTCGCTTTGTTGGCATCGATCTTCATGTAGGCTCCGTCTGCGTCCGATCCCGAAGTCACCACGTCCGAAACACCCTCTTTGGCGCTGTTCCACGCATAGAGGAATTGTCGGGCTATATAGTTGCGGGCGCCGAACTGAAGATTAGCAATCTCGTCTTTGGCTTCGTTGGCTGCCGTATCATCGGTGTATTTAGATGCTTTGTCCCAATCCGAGCTCTCGAAATTACCCGTTGCACGGGATTCGATACAGCGCATGATGTCGCCACCTTCGCCCTGCGTCCAGATGTCACCCACATCGTAGGGTGTAGTCGGTGTTACGACGAATACACGACGTTTGGCATCGGCCGTGTCCTGCGCCCGCGCCGCCTCTTGCAGGGCCTTTACCGCATCGCTGTCGGCGATCGGCGTCCATTTATAGGTTCCGTCCTCTTCTTTTACCCACCGCCACGATTTGCCCGCATCGGGGTTCGTCGTCTCGTCGCTCGATATGGTGAAGTGAATCTGCGGGTATTCCGCCGGAGTGATTTTGGCATTATCGGTTTTGCGGATGACAAAAGCTATGTAGGGATTGTCGCTTCCGACGGTATAGCTCTGGCTCCATACGTAACTTGCTATAACCGCTCCGGATGACGCTATCGGATTGTAACCCATCGTATAGCCTTCGCCCACCGACAGTACGGCGCCTTTGGGTATTCCTCCGACCGGAGTTTTGAGCCGGATGCGGGTGCTGTCGGCGATTTTGATCTGATCCCAGGTCTTAATGCCGTCGATATAGGATGCACCGATGCTTCCCTGCTCCCAGCAGCCTGCGTCCGTCGGGTCGAAATTCGCGGGCAGCGTATTGGTGAACGTGTCGCCGATATGGTTTTCCTGCTCGCCGTCCGCTATCCATGTTTGGGCCGGTTCATTGTAAAGCGAGGGGGTATAGGGATAGAACCAGTTTTCCACGACACCGTCCAGCCGTTTGTTGATCTCGGACAATTCGCCGGGCAGCGTGTTATCGATGTAATCCTTAGCCTGCTGAGCTTTGCGATCGGCGGAATTGGCAGTGGCCTGGGCTTCGGTGGCCGTCTGATCGATCTGTTCGATGTCGAACTCCTTCTGGAACTGTCCCGTCGCGGGGTCGTAGAGCTTGCCTTGCTTCCAGCCTGCCTCCGGGGTGAATGCCACGCCGACGCCGTTGTCGCCGACCAGCCGGAACAGCTTGCTCCGGGTGTCCAGCAGCGCCTTCTTGTCCAGGCTGCTGATCATACCTTGCAGGTAGATATTATCCAGATAGGCCGAATAGCCCGACATCTGGATCCCGAAGACGGAGAGGTTCGTAAGGTCGCCGAACTGCGCGGCGATATTCTCGGCCGTAAACTCCCAGTCGCTGACATTGCGCAGATAACGCTGGTAGGTGCGCGTCGAGTAGCGCGAGCTCTGCCGGGCGGTATTCGTGAATGAGCCGTAGGCCACGAAGGTCATCGATTCCATCGGATCGATCTGCTTGGTAAAGGTGGCCGACAGGGGGCGCAGCTCGTAGCGGAACTGCTCGTTGCGGTCGCCCAGGACCTCCGTGATACGGAAATAGACCGTTGCGAAGCCTGCGAAAGAGAAGTTGCCCCGGCCGTCGTCGGAATCTGCCGTCGCATTATTCGACGGGTCGAAGTCGTGGAAGATACCCATACATATATCCCCGACCGCTACGGCGCCGATCTCGCCCTCTTCGAGTTTGAGCGTTACGAGCTTCTGATCCTTGTCCACGCTCTCGATCACCCCGGCGCCCGGAGCGCTCCAGTCGTCCCCGACGCTGATGCCCACACGGTTGTACCGAAGCTCCGGAACCTCCAGAAAACGACGGATGAAGAGGCTCTCTCTCGCCGGCGCCTTTTTCATTTATAAACCCGCCCACTCCGGTAATACCGGAGGCATATGATGGTCCAAATTGTGCCCCTGCGTTGAAAGTCATTCTACCCTTGAACGTATCGGGTGCCTGCTTGTTGGCAAACTCCCATATTGCCCTTCGTGCAGAATAAGCATTTGTATCGGTCGGAAAAGTATTATCGTATCGGGTGATTAGATATATAGCCGCTCCATTCTCCGCAATGCCTATACGTTGGGAATAGAGCGATGCTTTCACGTCCGATTCAATACTGCCCAGGCGGGAATAAGGTGTATTGTCGCCTACCGTATAGGTTGCGATGTACTCGTTGTATAGTTTTTTTTCATAACCTTGAATCCGGGAAAGACGACCGTCTATACCGAATTGAGGACCCATTAATCGTACAGCCTGTCCTGCTTCGTAGTTTTTTTCGTTGTGTGTACAATACACGGGATTCGTTTCACAGTCATAGACTGTCGTGTCGCTGCTATGTTTGGCAGCATAGGAAGTGCCGGCATTAAGAAGTTCTTGTTCTGCTTCGTCTATGCGTTGCTGGGGGAGTTTGACGCCTGTGAGTACGAAAGTGTCAGGCCCTCGGTCATCATCTTTTCCACGAGGACGCATGTTTTCATTCGGTATAATCTGCTGACTTTCGCCGGACGTTTCGACTTGGGCGATGATTTCAAATTTCTTGTTGAATCCGTCTTCGGGTTTCCAGGTCGCGGGGTCGATATTGTCGCCATTGTCGTCGATAAGGGCGAGTTCGAAATCCCAGCCGATCAAATCGCCGCTCGTAAAATGTGCCCCCAGCGTTTCTCCTTCGATTACGTCTGAAGGTAGAAATGGCGTGTCGTTGCATACCATGACGTATGCCTTGTCGGTCTGCCCTTCAATGATTGTCCGATCGATAGTTTCTACCGAAGTGACGGTTTCCGTGTTCTTCGGGTAGATGTCGTCGAAAAACACTACGACTTCCTTGATTTCGTTTTTTGTAAGTCCGGGACGTGCGTCTATGTATTGCTGCCCATCCGGAAGCCGTAACCGGACTTCGGAAACGTGGTTCGTTACGCCGCCCTGTTCGGATTGTCCGTATTCTTTCGTCAGGTTGCGCGTGGAGCCGAATACATAGAAACGGGTCCCGTATTCGGAATCGTCCCCTTTCTTGGCCGGGATGCTTTTGACGACTTCTCCGCGTTTGAATGTTTCCGGCGTTCCGAAGTTCAGTTTTCCGAAATGCAGGGTTACGATACTGCCGTTCTCCTCGGTCCACCATTCGACATCGAAAGTCTCGGCAATGGATGATAAGGCATCCCAACAGGTATCGCCATTGAACGATACGAGCTTGTTGGTTTCCGGATGTTCGACATTTACACTTCCCATCTGCCAGTTGTTTCCTCCCAGTGCCTTGTTCATGTTGGCGACGATGAGCGCCCCGAAGGATGCCAAGTCTGTCGTGTTGTGGAATACAGCTTCAGGATTATCGCCTCCCAGCCAGAAGCAGATGAAATTTTTCATGTGGTTTTGCTGCGCCTGGAACTGAAGCGTGTATTTGTAGCCGCCGGTTTTGTTGTCGAAATCCGGATAAACCTCCGACATGATTTCGAATTTGCGGCCTTTGTAGGTGATGTATGATCCGAGGGGGAAATCCAGCGGGGTAAGCAAACTAAAGGGGAGTTCGATGTAATAATCCCCCATAAGTGCGTATTTGATAATGGCACTCGTTGTTACGGGCGCATCGTATATCGCTTTACCGGAAGGGTTGTATATTGTCATTTCGTCGATATATGTATCCTGTGCCATCACAGGGTCGATACAAAAGTGTGGGGTTTCGGCACATTATGCAAGTAATTTTAAGAAAAAATACAGAAAAACGCCCCGGTCTTTTGACCGGGGCAAGAGGGGGTTGCTTCCATCCGTATTTTAAGGTTTAAGCCATGAACTTTGCGGCTTAACGATTAGACGAGCGTTGTTATATGCCATCTTCAATGTTAAGCATGTGCGCGCTGTATAGGTATTATTCCCTATTTTATGCGTGGCTAAAGCTAAATCCGGATTGGGTGATCCAGGGGTAAGGCATAAGGGCAACAGAAGTTGTATTTTCCCTTCGTAATACTGGGGGACAGCTATTTTGTAATTTGACCTTGCTTTTTTTTGGGCTTCATTAATCGCGCCAACGAGTCTTCTGCGCATTTCGTCTGAACTCAGCCCTTGCATGTGTGCAGGAAATCTGTCCATGTTGTCCGCAATGATATGGTCGATTTGAGGGACTACCCTGCATTGAGGATTGAAAATCAAATCCTCGGGTTTCTGGAAAAAATCAGCAATGTCCGGAATATTATCGCCGAATTTGCTAATTAGCTGAATATCGCTTTCCCTGACAAATGCCTTGAAAACATAAGGCGATAAACCTTTCTCGGCTACATCTGGCCTATTGTTGCGTTCAGCAAGAGCAAATATGCTTTCCAAATTTGCAGTTACAAGTCCAGTATTGAAACATGCAAAATTGTTATCAGAAGAAAAGGATATTTTATTTTCAGATTTAATTTTGCGGAAAGTATGTTCGATATAACTTTTCAAAATGGAATATTTGGCTTGCGTAGCATCTGAGAAATCCCATGGTTCCGGATCTGCTATATTATTCGCAAGATATTCAATAGATGCGTCATAATTAGGGAACCAACAAAAGTCAAAAAGAGCCGAATGAAATTTTTTCATAAACGTAAGTTTTTTATATTGTCAATAAATAAAAAGACCGCCATGTAATATTATGACGGTCTTATTGTATCCTTTATGTTCGATATTCGTGGTTACGGATAGACCCGTACGTCTATATTTCATTATATGATGCAAATATAATACACGTTTTTTCGAGGTGCAAATTTTTTGCCAACTTTTTAGTTGCACTATGAAAACGTAGCCGAATACACGTTTATTGTCCTAACGTATGGAAATGATAAAGAGCGAAATTCGTAAGATTGGAGAAGAACTGCAATTGATTTGATAAGGATGGGGAGGGGCTAACGCATCATTTTACGATGAATAGCAGAAGCGAGTAAAAGGCTGGGATAGATTCCCGGCCTTTCCTATTCGCGTGCCGCCCGATCTGCGGGGTTGGGTTCGTTAAATTTCACTGTTAATCTCGATGCCAGGCGATCGGCTTCTATCATGTAGCTGCCTGAATCGCCGACGTAGGTCAAATGATACACTTCCGTTCCTAATGCCGGTATGGACAGGGAAATTTCTCCTTTTTGCAATAGAGCGATGAAATTTTTGTAATTGGTAAGGTGTTCTGTCGTAGTATTACCAAATATTGTGAAAGTTAATGTCAAATCCCGTGATGCCAACTTCGGTGTTTGAGGATAAATAACCTCTTTACCGTTTTTTGTCGGATCGTCATTCTCGACAAAACTTTTCAATGAAGAGGGGGATAGTATATTTCCCAGAAAATCGTCGCCCATCGCAATCCCTTTTGCATAGGCATCCGATCCGTTTATCAATAAATCTCCGATCATTTTTTATCGTTTAAGGCTTTGGCTAAATATAATTCTGCTGTATCTATGATATCATATCCTTTCGAACTCACGAAGGAGGCGTAGAACATTCCATCTCCGAAAATAATACCGGTCCCTGCTTTATTTTCTTCGTTCAGCAATTTGTTTGTGGCTTCGGCAGCTCGCGGGTCAGGGTGGTTTTGATCTCCTATGAATCGTTTTTTCTCTTTTCCATTATAAGTTACGACATATCCGACCGCGCTCCGAAGGTTCCATGTATGATTTTGATAGTCGGATTTTGCCTGTTGGAGAGCAACGGCCTGCCGTGCCCGCTCGTCGAGGAATCCCACTACTTCGGGTTCGATTCCTTTGATGAATGAGTCCAAATCGGCTATGTCTTTCTCTATTTTCATATAGTGCAAAATACACTATTATTGGCACATTGAACAAAAATTTCTTTCAAAATTTTGCGGGGGGGGGAATTTTGTACTTTTGCAATGTCTAACCAATAACTTATTGTATTATGAAAAAAATTTTACTTCTTTTTGTAGCTGTGGCTACATTGGTATTTGTTGGATGTTCGAAAGATGACGAAGCAAATTCAAATCCTTTGTCTGGTACGACTTGGGAAAGAATAGAGGATGGTATTTCAGGCTCATTTTCATTCGATGATAATGAGTGTCATTATATTTTGAAATTTGCTGGTTCATCCCAGATTTATCGAACAACCATTTATAAATATACCTACTATTCTTCTAAAGTTACTTTATTGCCTTTGGAATATGGATTAGCAGAATTAGAAGGAATTATATCGGGTTCTGCTATGACTGTAACAAATACTTCTACTGGAAAAGAACTGGGTGTTTATATAAAACAATAGAATTGCAATAAAGCCGAGGATTGATCCTCGGCTTTATTTTTGAATAATACCTACACCCCAAAATATAAAGTATTTATAATCAATACATTCGGGAGTAATAAAAAACTATCTAAAAATATGGGCGGTTTGGTTATGCCTCGTAACCTTCGTAATAGTAAGATTGTTCAATTCCCTTGAAAATAACCTCCCGATCCTCCGTGCGGTCGGTCAATGCACTGCCGAGCAGTGTGCGTAGCTCCAGATCGTTTATCGGGCTGCGCTCCATAGCTTGCAAATATAAATCCTTGTCCACCTTACGCCAATCCACCACCCGCCGAATACGCTTTTTCAAAATCATATCGAGCCATATTCGGGTGGCCCGTCCGTTCCCCTCCATAAATGGATGGGCGATATTCATTTCGACGTATTTAGCGATTATTTCTTCGAACGTCGTTTCTGGCATACTCTCTATCACCGGCAGAATAGCGTCCAAATACAAGGCATTGGCAAAGCGGAAACCGCCTTTTGATATATTCTGCGTCCGAATCTTTCCCGCAAAGTCATACAGCCCGCCAAATAAATACCGGTGTATATCTTGTAACCCTTTGACCGTTCCCACCTCAATACGGTCTATATCGCCGCTTTCGAAAAGGGCGTGCGCTTTTTCAAGGCTTTGAGCGTCTATGGTGTACGTTTTGTTCATCATAGCTATAACATCGCAACCGCCTTGCGTATCTGATCCAGCATCGCTGCAAGTCCGGTATCGCGGCGGGCAGTTTGCATATTGTAATCGGATTGCAAGCCTATCCATAAATTGGCGGTTATCCCTGTTGCCGCTTCGATTTTTAATGCCGTATCGGTTGTTATCGGTCGGTGTCCGTTGATAATCTCGTTAAATGCCGTGTAAGGCATGCCGATAATACCGGCGAATTTTCGTTGCGATATGCCTCGTGCCTGCAATTCGTCTTTGAGTATTTCGCCGGGATGGATCGGTTCGGCGCATATCAATTCATGCGGTGCGTAAATTTTTTTTGTTGTTTCCATATCGCTATTGCTTGTAATGATTGCTAATCTCCAATAATCGGCACACGGTTATTATCTGTTCGTTCATTACCTCCCTTACGGTAAATTCAAGTCGATATTTGCGATTGATGCGAATAGACGAAATACCGGCCTTATCGCCTTGCAGAACTTCGTAATTTAACGAGTTAATCCGGTATAACTCTTCTATGTTTTCTGTCCGTTTCAGTAATATAACGCATTTGAAATATCCCCGTATTACTTCTGGCTGGTATCGGTGCTTTTTATCTCTCGTGTGCCCTTGCTCGAACAGCTCACGCAAATACTCTTTGTCGAACTCTATAAACATCGTGCCGTGTTGTTTTCAATGCAAATATAATGCTTTGTTTTGGAATATACACAAAAAAAGTGAATGTTTTGTGAAATGATGCTCCTGCCCAACGGCAAGTAGATGGAAGCTATTCCCGTTTCTTCACCTCCAGTACCGTCCCGCATTTAGAGCAGGAGGTCGTGTTTGATGTCGATGTTGCACATAAAATCGATAATCAGAAAGGGGCTTTATAGCCCCTTTTCTCATTCTGTAAGTTTCTTCGCTATATATTTGCCGTATTCCGTTTTATTGCCGTTATGTCCTCCCTTATATAGGTTAATGTATCGTTCATTGCTTGGGTTGTCGTGTTGATTTCAGCGACTTCAAGATAGGTTTTTACGGCGTATTGCAACAGTTCATTACTGATCTGCACATTTCGGACAGCAGCAATCTGAATGCTTGTTATAGACGATATAAGTCCGATAATAGACTGTGTTTCGGTCATAACATATCCTCGGATGTCGGTAACTTTTCCTTGAATGTCCGTGAAACGTCCATTAAGCTCACTTCCGGTATCTTGCGACATAGCTTGAAATCCTCGGGATGTAGCCGATTGGCTGGAAATGTTTTCTACCCCAGTAGCTTGTGCTATGGTATCTCTCATTTCGAGGCCACTTTTGACAATTTCGTCCCACCATTCTCTTAATTTTTCGGTTTCAGTTTCGGTCAGCACTCCATCTTTCATTGCTTCATCAAAAGCTGCATACCAACCTTCGAGTTGATCTGAAAGCAATGTCCCGACTTTTGCTGTCAGTACAGCTTTCATCAAATATTGGGAGAAATCTTCTGAAAAATCTTTTGCGCTCGCATCCATATCCATCAAAGTACTGATGAAATTATCGTACATGGAATCGAATGATATTTGCGTACGTTGTTCCTGTGCCTTTTTCCGGGCATCTTCTATTTTTTCTTCCCCTTCGATGATGCTATTGAGATAGCTTTGGACATCTCCATCGAGTTGTGTCCAGAAAATGCTGGCTTCATCTCGCAATGTTCGTAATTGATCGGCGGAAAGGTCCGTCAGCCACATCATTCGATTGGCTTCATTCTGCCATTCATTTTTCCAAACATCATTTCCTAATGCTTCTCTGGCTTGTGCCCACCCTTCGGCAGACATATCTCTCCAGGTCCGGCGTCCTATCGTTCGCGTTGTCGTTGAACCGCCAGAATTTAGACGGGCACGGGCGAGTTCCTTATAGGATTCTGTCTGTTTATTGACTAAATCAATTATTTCTTGTTCTGTCTGGCGAACTTCTTGCCCATACGATATGTCAATATATTCTTTCTTTTTGTCTATCAGATTATCCCAAATGTCGTTTATTGCCTCGTATTGTTGTTTTAATTCCTCATATTCGGAATAATCCGGGCCAAAATTGAATAAACTAAGCGCACCTTGTATTAACTGAAATCCGGCTGATATAGCTGTGAGAACGAGACTTGCTTTTTCCAATGCGGACATTGCAGTCCCCGCTGCACTTGCTGCGTCTGTTACGCCTTCTATTGTAGCGATAAGGTTTCCTGCGGCACTTGCCATTGTTGCGATGAAAGTCGCAGCTTTTCCTAATCCTTCATCAAATTCGCTCAAGGCATTTGCCGCTTCGCGGGCGGTTGCGGATAATTCATTGAGTAATCTGGCTCCTTCGGCCCAATTACTGTCGGATACCTCTTTTTTTGTTTTTCCGAGTAGTGATTTTAATACGGCAATTCGCGCTTTGAGCTTGTTGATCGTATCAATATATCCGGCAGCTTCCTGTGTGCCGGAAGATGCGAGCGCGTCATAAGCCGCTTCAGCGGCTGCTAATTGCGCTTCGGCTTCCGAAAGCAATTCTTCAAGATTTTTGACTGACAAGTTTACGATTTCCTTTGCCCAGTCGGAGGCTTGCACTTCGAATACAGCCAAAGCCGCATCTCGTTCGGCTTGGATTGCAGCTCGCGCACCTTCAGTGGTCGCTTCGGCCATCTTACGGTCATAATAATCTTTGGTGGCCTGCATTTTCTCACGGAAAGTGCCGTATTTCATATAATATTCGTCCCAGTCGGCTTGTTCTTTTTTCCAGTATTCGGCAAAGTTTGTGTCTATGGGTGGACCTGCGATCGCTTCATGTCGCTCGTTTTTGCGGCGATTGTCGTTTACCTGGCGAAGTTGAGCGAATAGCTCTTCTTGTTTTTGGGTTAGTTTTCCCTGGAGCTCTATGATGCGTTGTTCTGCTTCGTTGATCGCCTCTGCCCGCCGTTGATAATCGAGTTCTATTTGTGCAACCCTTTTCTCTGTCCCATCCTTCATTGAATCGATCTCGGCTTGAAGAGCATCATCGCGCAGCTTTTGGATGGCTTTTGCGAGATCGTTCAAATTTTTTTCCTGTTGTGAAGCCGCTTTTTGGGCATCTTGTTCAGCTTTGAGGCGGGCTGCCTCTGCTTCGGCATTGTTCTCTTCCCAAGTGGATGAAGTGTAGAGTTTTTCAGCAGTGTGAAGAAGATATTCACTTTGTTGATTTAATGAATCAACATATTCTGTAAGATATTTAGCTCCGCTTTCTTTGAATTTTTTATATAACTCATTGTTATTTTTTTCTAATGTTTTTTCTGCGGCTTTTTGGGCTTCATCCATGGCTTTGACGTATGATTGTAATAAAGCCGTATATTCTTCATCTGTTTGCCCTTTTAAGCGTCCTCGCATTAAAATAGCGTTATATTGTTGCTTTGTGCCGAATAATTGTTGGTATTCAGGTAAGTATTCAATAGTTATTTTTTGCCCTTGAAGTTCTGTAATGTCATCCATCGCTGCCCGTGCTTGTGCAGCTTCAATAATTGCATCCCGTAGATTGTTGTAAGCGCTAATAGCATTCCCGACCATAATTTGCTCTTCGGACATATTTCCGAAGTAGGCGGGATATATTTCCTGTAATCTTTCGACCGCTTTTTTTCGTTCGTTGTAGGGTTTAGCTACATTTGTTGCTGCCCGGTACAGCAAATCGAGTTTGGTAATTTCGGCTTGAGCGGAAATTGCCCCTTCAGTCATTGTCGCGTGGAATTGCTCTGCGGCTTGTTTTGCGGCATCAAAAGCCTGTTTCCCCTTGAACAGCGAGCCAACCCATTCGGTGATTTCCTTGCCGTAAAGGGTTAAAACCGTGATTCCGGCAACCAGAAGCGTTTGCCAAGAAATGATCGATTTAATAACCTGCTTCCAAACCGGTGTGAATGATTGGCCTTCGGCTTTGAGTTCTTTCACCCGTTGTCTTGTTAAGGCGAGCTGATCGGCTAAAATGGGCAGGTTGTTGGATATGGCGAGGAAGAAGGTTTGCGGGCTTATGGCCAGCGCCGGTAGTTCCCGAGCGACCTGCTGGATTGAGAACGACAGTCCATTCCAACCGGAAGCATAATTACCGACATTGCGGGCATGAACTCCCATCGAAGCGTCAAGTTCTTTGATCTTTGTGTCGAGAGCCTGAATGTTTTTGAGAAGGTTTTGACCGAATGTATTCCCGCGTTCTCCTTCATTGAGCGATCTGTAAACGGTCCGCATCCGAGCGAGGGCTTGCGACATTTCATCTATAGAGCCATGTGCGACTTGCTCCAGTTTGATTTGGTTCGCAACCTCTTGGCGCATTCGTGAAATAGCTTGCTTATTTTCTTCATAAGTCAAAGATAAGGATGTTCGACGGGCAATTTGTTTGTCCGTCAAGGCGAAGCCATTCTGCTCGGCTTTATTCAAAGCATCATATTGTGCTTTCAGACCTCGGTTTGCGGCTTTTAACTGTTCTATTTGTTCGATATTTTCACGCTTTGCAAGACTTACAGCGTGCAATTCATCCAGCAAACCGCGCCATGCTTCGGCTTCCGCATTGGCAGCCTGTGCTCCTGCGGTAGATGCAGTTGACGATGGGGTAGATAGTGATTGGGGCTCTGTTTGTGAGACTGTTTTTGCCGCCTCGTTCTGCATTTGAGTAATTCGCTTTATTGATTGCTCGACACGAGCCTCCATTTCAGCGATTTTCTTATTTACAACGTCAAACTCCTTTGTTCCTGAAGGAATAGTAGCCAAAACCTGTTTCAATCGCTCCAGAGAGGTGATAAAACTGTTTAATTTATCGGTTTCGGCGTTTATTTTGAATGATAATGCGCTCATTTGTTCTTTTGTCTTCTTCTTGCGGCCATCTCCTTGCCGCTGCCCTTGACTATTTTCTTTTCATCGCCCACGAGCGATCGCACCTTGTCGATCATCATCAACATCATAGTGGGGTAGTTCACTTTTTCGAAGGCGTCACGGTAGCTGATGTTCAGGTGTTTCATCATAGTCGCCATGATGCCCGCAATAGAGTTGTTCCCAATAGTTTCTGTGATGGTTTTCTTGCGTGTTTTGTCGATTTTGACTGATTCCAGCAGATCTTTTCCTGTGGTGATGTCGGCGATTTTCTGTGCTGCGATTCGGATTTGTCGGTAATCGCTGTAGCGTCCGGCGTACCATAAGAACAGTCGTTGTTGCCAACGGCAGTGAAATAGTAGCTTTGACATAGTTTTCAGCGAATATCGTTGTCGCCCGTCAATGGAAAGGTCCAGCCGTTCGTCTGCGAAAGCCCGTGCGAGATCCTTGATATAGGGTTGGTAAAACCGGAAATTAAGTCGCCCGATCCGTACTATTACATGATGTTTGTTCAGCAATGATGCAGCGACGATGTTGGCGGACTTACTCATGATCCTTTGCGATTGATTGTGAGAGCTGCTCCATAACGGCGCTGATACCAGCCATATCCTCCAAAGGAATCATTTTTAGAGTTTTGTTATAGGCGTCAAACAATTCGTCGAGTGAGGCTTTTTTTAGGAATTTTCGCCGGAGCACGATGCGTTTTAATATATTGAATATGTTTTTGCTGTCAGATATACCTAAAGCTACACTTTGGGTCATTGCCTTAAGGCATCCGATACTTTTATCCAGCTCTTTTTTTATGTCCCGCGCCTGCATAATGCGTATGGCGGTCAGCGGGGACATACCATATATGCTATAACTTTTTCCGGCTATGCGGAAGCTGATGAAATCCATATCTTGAAAGCTTATAAATAAAAAGGAGCGAGGGGCTTACGCCTCCCGCCCCTTTGTCGATGTGATATAAGGCTGTTATTTGCTTGATACACTCATTATCGAAGCGGCATCCGTAACCTCAGATGCATCGAACCAATATTCAGACGATACATCCGTATTGTCGGGCTCCAGTGCTGTTGCGACGACACTGATAGCAACGGCATCGTCTGTTTCGGCATTTCGCGCCACGATGGAAGCCTTTGGGAAGACGCAGTATTGGTCGTCTTCTGTAAGTGCAACCATGCACTTCTCGATATTAGTGACGCCACGTGCCCGCTTCCAGGTGGTTTCCGTTCCTGTGCCACCCATGAATGCCGCCTTCGTTTTGTAGTCGTATTGGCCGATGGCGAAGTTCATGGTGACTTCACCCATCTCTTTTGACTGACGATATACGCCGTCGGTGAGCTGATTTTTGTATTGTGTTGTGGAGGGCTCGGCTTCATCGAGGCTCCACGTGTCCTGATGGACATTCGGCACCTTCTTGGTGGTAGGGTCTTTGAGGATGGTTCCCAACAGCGTTCCTGTCAGATCGCCCGTGACTTTCGCGGGGTCTGCATACCAGATGTTTTTGATGCCTACGGCTGTAATAGTTGCCATATTTTTAATCTTTTTTTACGTTTAACACTCTGAACAGAACCCGGACATAGACATAGTGGCACCCGAGGTCTTTATCCTCTTCACAACCTATATTTTCGTATCGGTAGTGATATGCCGTATTATCATATTGCCCATAGGTCCATGATTTGAATTTTGATTTTGCAGCCCGTTCGAGTTCTTTAAGCCGGTTTCGATTTGCAATTCCCTTGATGTCCGGGATACATAGATTCACCGAGATGTAACAGGATTCCCAGTAAGTCGCCGGAGATTGTTCCGATGGCGTTACAACTACGATTCGCTCGTTTTTTATTCTGCCTTCCGGAACATCCCAGGTAGGAAATGTTTTAATCCCGAAATCAGTGCAATCACGAATCAAAATGTCCTGTGCATCGTTGGTGGTTATCATTGTGCAATCCTTTTATAGCCATATTTTCGTGTATTCATACCTTTGTCCGCTTTTGTAGAAGCCTTGCACTGGGTACGACACCGAATCTTCTAACGTGGAACCGATAGGAGCACCGAGACGATGGTCGAATATATTTTTGCCGCATCTATCGAGGATGCGGACCTCCTCATTTTCTTCGAGGGGGAGTACATTCTGCGGCATAACTACCTCATAGGTATATTCGATCACTTTTCCGTTAGGCGATTCAATGAACCGGGCTTTGCCGTCGTAACGAGCATTACAGCGGCTCACCGTTTGCCATTCATCCGTGTTGTGATTCCAACGTTGAAGTATATAGGGAAATCGGATCATAAGAACTTTACGGTCGGTTGAAGATTGAATTCGTCGGCAATATCGGTTAGGCCGTTATCCTTTGCGAGAGCATGTATGCGGCGGCGTAATTCCTCTACATTATAGCCGATAGAATATCCGCCGTTGCCTTCGGACGCCAGAACGATAAGCTGCTTCAGGATGTCAATGGCGGCTTTCGCTACCGAAACCTTGTTGGCTGACGAATACTCTCCGTCTGCCGACAACCCTGCATCCATGCAGGCTACTGCAACCAGGTTGTCGTCCACATCATAAGGATAGAGCCGTGCCGATATTACTTCCGAATTCTTCATTGACGATAAGTTTAAGCGTTACCTTCGTTCCACGAGGTATTCTCTGTGTTGATGTAGTACAGGGATTGCCGGTTGATGAGTGCCGGCATGATGTACGCTTCGGCCAGAGTAACTTCGAGCATTGGGTTCAGCTCCGAATAGCGCGTGATCTTCACGTTCTCGCGGTATGCTTGCAGTGCATCGGTGTCCGAAACCTGCGGGACGTCGCTCCACCAGGTCCAGCCGAGCTGCGGTGTCGGCGACAGCACGGCGACATTCTCCGCCCACGGCTTGTAGGTCGTCTGACTGCCGTCGCGTGCCTCCCGCTTGACGTAGGAGTCGATCACGATGATCTGCGGATACCCTTTTGAACGCATGTAGGTATTCACGAGGTCGATTGTGAGCGTGTCGCTGCTTGCCAGGCCCGTCGCAGTGAGGACGACAGGCGAAACCCGTTTGACGGTCTTTTCGCTCATCAGCAGTTTGTCGAAAGCCGCTTGTTCCATGATAGCGTACATGGGACGGCTGAATCCTTCTTTCTGGATGGCTTTCTGCCCGGCGATGATGTCACCGAGCGGATCGCTGTCAGACGATGCGCTCCACTTGTTTTTCACGCCGGTTTTGTGTGCCGAAGGGATGTTGAAGTTTAGCGCGTTCTGCGTCACCACGTCGTTGTTGTTCTCGGTTTTCAGCACGATGGCAGATTTCGATCCGACTTGAAGGTCCAGGTCTTCGGCGAGATAGTTCACACCTTCGTAGCAGAATTGTACGTCTTCATAGACCATATCTACGAGTTGCAGTGCTACATTGGGGTTGCCGCTTGACTGCGCATAGCTGCGGAGGATTTGATACTCTTTGATCTGTTTCTCGTCTTTTTGGCGAGAAATTGCGACTTTCGCAACTTGTCCGCTCCAAGTGCCGATGGTTTTGCGTGTTTTTTGCGGCGCCTTCGCGTTGAACGCGATCACGTCTGCACTCACGGGGATTCCGTCGTTCCCTTCAAGAGACTTGATGTCGAGTGTCGGGGTGTAACGCAGGGGAAACAGCGTCGGCCATGCCAGACCGGACCCCGGCATGTACGAGTTCAATTCGGCCTGCATATCGACCTGCGAAAGGTCGAAAAGGGGTTTTCTCATGTCTGCCATAGTTAAACGAGATTAATGGATTTGAGATTTGCGAGAATTTCGGGAGCGATATTGGTCGTCACGGCACGGACACTTGCTCCATTAACAAGACGTACGAAATTGTTTACCGTACCGCCTTCGAGCTTGTTCCCCGTCAGATAGGCTGGGGTGTAAATGGCTTCAGCACCCGACGCTTTCTCTGATTTTGCCTGGTAACCTTTTGCCCCGATAGCGACGGTTGTGCCGAATGCTGCGGTCGTTAGTACATCCTTCGATGCGTCTGAGCTGTTGATCGCAGTGATGGCGACAGCTTTTCCACCGAAAGCGATGAACTCACCTTGCTTGAAACCGGAGCCTTTGGCGATTTCGATGTTAGTGTCTTCAGCTCCGATGGCTTTCACGAGTGTTGCACCTTTAATCGGTTTGTAGATGTTACCGGTTGCCAGTCCCACAACGGAACCGGCCGGCAGATCTCCGTCGAGCTCGGTTACATCGACGGTACCGCCACCTTCTTTTTCGGAAAATACGACCTCGAACACCACCTTGTCGGGTTCGGGGGCATCATAGAATTTGTTTTGCCAACTCATGTCGATTGTTTTTTAATTTAGACCTTTGATCGCCGAAGTTTTGTAATCCTCGGCAGCCTTCTTGCGATCCAGTCGGGCTGCCATTGCCGCAGACATTTTATCTCCACTTTCTCCGCCTCCGAAGAGAGGCGGTGTTACCCCGATTCCACTCTTGACGAACATTTTGGCCGCTTTCGAAAGAACCTGATCTACGTCGTCATTGTCGTCGATTTTGATGATGGAAAGCGTGTCATCGTCAAGTCCCAGCGCGTGGGCCTTTTCACGGATTGTCGCAGCTCGTTGTGCCTGCGTCTGCGCTGCTTCGAATCCCTCGATTTTCTCCGTATAGGGCTTCATGGTGTTTTGGATAAAAGATTTTATCCGTTCCTCAAATGCCTCGGGATCGAAAGTCTGGGAATTATTCTTGTTTCCGGGTTCGAGTTGCTGCTCTCCGCCCCCGGGCGCAGGGATTACGGACTTTCCGTCTTTGAGGTTATGCTTCTTCTCGTAGTTGCGTACTGCGGTCTGTGTGGCATCCCCTGCACGGTAGTCTCCGTAGCTTTGTAACACGTCTTGAAATCCAATCCCCTCTACGATGGCTGGTAATTGGGCTTCATCCGTCATAGCCTCGGCCTTATTCGTTGCGATTCGGTCGAGGATTGCACTATCAACCCCAACAAATTTGGTTTTGAGTAGTGCGAGAAGTTTTTCTTTCATGTTTTTTCGTTCTATATGGTTTCGAATAAATCATCATATTCGCACAAAAAAGGTCTGTCCAACAGACCCACTAACAATTACATGAAGGTTATATCGTTCTGCAACTGGTGGGCTGCGACTTCACAGCCTCTGCGACAAAAGTCAGTATGTTCGGCACATTATGCAAATTATTTTAAGGAAAAATTCGATAAAAAGAGGAGAATAATTCTCGCCGATAATTGACTATTTTTCGGCTAAAGATTCTAAATTTTTCTTTTGATTATCTGGTATATCTATATCCGATGACCTTTTTCCGATTTCAGCCGCTCTATCTCTATTTTTGGATCTTTGATACGTGGATTTTGGTAAATGGCGGTTTCTTGGCTCATTGTTCCGGTGTTAATGGATTTTTGGATAATGTCGAGCGTGTCTGAAACATTGTCCGGCATAGGTGTCGAGAACTGGTAGCCGATTTTGAGTGCTTCGAGCTGCCCGTTGAGCTTTAATTCAGGATAAAGTACACCGATGACAGCTTTTACCACATTAATTTCCCGATCAATCATTGCTCCGTAGTAGTCTTGGTAGTTTTTTGCCTTTAACATCGGAAAAAAGAACATATATTCCCAGCTTACACCGCTCGGAATTTTCATTTCCTTAATGACATCCGATGCTGGATTTACGGAACAGGTCATGCCATAAATGAATGAATCGAGTGTGTCGCATTCCCGTTTCCGATTTTCGGGAGCAGAATCGTATGTCAGATAATAGACTTTTCCATTGTTTTGTGTTTGGATGATTTGTGCCGGATCGTCGGGATTGAGGGAGCCATCCACAATGCCTTCCCCTACCACTTTGGGATTGGCAAAGTAATCGTTCATATCAGCGTCCCTGCACTGAATATCTTCCCGACGTTCGATTAGTTTTTGAACATCTGCCCATTCTGGCTCCTGTCTGTAAAGTAAAACCGGGATTTTCCCGATAAAGTTCTTTTCCGGGAGGACTTCCCACCCGATTGCCTTTTGTGTACAACGAAAGATAGTTTCATCTGTATAAATGTCACAATGAATCTCGTCGTTTCCCTCGTCGTCTTGTATGGTGAATTGGCGGATAAATAGCATTAGCCGTCCGAAATCGTCGAATTTGTAGTATATGTCGTCCCCGAGCGATTTTGCGAGTATCTTTACCATTACCTGAATTTCGCCATTGGTTGATAGGTAAAGATGATATAGTTTAGCACAAAGTGTTTCTGACCCGGCTTTCATTTTACACTCACGGATATTGGAATCAAAGCGGGTATCTTTTAATATTTGTAGAAAACGACTGTAGGCATCTTCTGCTTTGCTTTTTCGATTAAGTTCTCCATTGATACTGGTTTCTATTACATCTGAAATATCTGAGAACTGGATAGGAGAGCCGAACAGGAAAGCCGTGGCTTGTAGGTTAATGACTTTTTGGAATGGGATGGGTAATTTAGCTGTGATGATGTCCGGTTTGCCTTTTCGATGACGATTCGGGCGTTTAGTCACTTCGTGTTTCGTAGGATCGTATTCTGCAAGAGCTTTGGTGATTTTATCGTTGCAGGTCGTCATTTTACTCAACAACCGGGAGATGTCGCCGTTCTGTATGAGCTCGACGAACTTCTGTTTGCGCCCCAAAACCGCGTTGAATTGATTGGAGAGGGCTTGAGTGATTTGTTTGATCGTTGTCATATTTTATAGTCCTAAATCTTCTTTTGAAAGCGGAATTATTTGTTTGTAGTCGAACCATACCCGCATCAGTAGCGCATCCCTCCAGTCGGGAGAGCGTCCGATGTCCTGTTTGATTTCGTCTTTGGGTTTCAGGAACAGTTTGCGATCGTTGTCCACATTCCAGGTCTGGAGTTGTTCTAATTCTTCGGTAATCTCGTCTTTTTGACCATCCGACAGTTCGCAGTCGAAGGATATAGCAAAAGAGTTGATCTTATTGGCCAGCTTGTATCCGCATTGCGTCTGGAGGTTCGAGAAATTTTCTCCGTTGAGACATTGCGAGTTATTGACGAATCCGCTAATCCGGCACATATCGACCACTCCGCCGCCCACTCCGTCTTCGTCAGCGATGATCCGATAGCGGGGGATGCGGTGTTTGGCGGCCAATGATTCGATGCAGGCGGCTATTTCCGTAGTGGCGCTTCGGTCGAACGACACCTGTTCGATGATCGCCCAGCCATCCCATACGAGGATTCGCGCCCGGTCGGAACCAAAGCGGGCAATATCCGCCGTGATGTATTTGATGCCGGTACGGGTGTGAATTTTAGGATAGAATATCTCACGAATATTATCATAGGAACATAGGGCATTTGGATTGTCGTCATAGTCCCAGTTTCCCTTCAGCAATCGCTCCTTTTTGACCTTATCGGTGGTAGATTTCAATGCTTCTATATAATCCTTTTCAATGAATGGATTGTCTTGTACAAGTGCGGCAAGGTATATTTGGTGGCCCGGGAGCGTCCCAGCTTTCGCTGGTTTGTAGAATGTTGAGTGCATCCAGTTCTTTTTCGGATTACAAGAAATGAACAGTTTGCGTAGGATTCCGTATTTGTCGTTCAAATGACGCCCGATGCGGGTTTTGAGTGTGTCGTAAGCTCCAAAGTTTACTTCGCCTCCTTCCTCAATCCATCCTCCGGTGTATTCCACTGAACCATAGCGCTCATAGAGCGGATCGGAAGGGAGATAACGCAGATCGAGCAGGTCAATCCTGCTGTTATTGGCAAATTGAATGTAGTGGTCTTGTCCGTTATATTTGAAATCTTTGTCGCGCTTTATACCGTATTGGGTACACACCTTGAAGAAGGTGATAAGCGTAGATTCTCGAAGGCGCTTTAACTCTTCGCGCCCGATAAACCATTTTGTCCCTGGATAGCATAGTGACATAAAGACTAACCAAGTACAACCTGTCCACGATTTTGCGCCTCCGGCGGCTCCGCCGTATAGAAATTCCGTATGGGTTTTATCGGTAAGGATGCACAGCGCTTCTTCCTGTTTGACATGATGCCCTCGTTCCGACAAGGTAATAAAGTCGAAAATTCCCCTACGGAACATTTCGCATTCGATTTTAACTTGGTCTGCGATAAGTTTATTTATCGGATTTACCATTGGTTGCTTTATGGATTAGGGCGTGCGCTGCGAGTAGGTCGGCATTGGATAATCCGGAGTAGTCCATAGTGGTATTGATCTCAATGGAATTGCCGTCTTTCCCTGTATGTTCTGTTTTATCCGGTGCATTATATCCGAGCATGCGATTGATGGTTTCGATGGCTTTGCTCTTGTCCATCAATTCTACGACGGGACATCCCGATCGGTCGATTTTTATGGATTGGATCAAACGTCGCTTCTCGGAAGGAAGTGATTTCAGGTCTTGAAATGTAATGGACGAAACTTGCCGTCTGCCGAACTCGGTATTTTCTTCAACCATATCGGCATTGACGAAATCAAGTATGTCAGCATTGATTATCGAGAGGTTGAGCCGGACGATTTCCTCTTTGGTAATTAGCTCTTTCTTCGATAATTGAATTTGAAGTTCTTTTACCCTTGCCGCAACCTTGACGCCTGCAAGAAGTGACGACGCTTTTTCCCAGATAGATTTGTCTGTCATTCGGGAACAGTCGTATGCAAAGCGATACGCCTCGGAAGCGTTACCGCATTCGAGGTACTTGTTGCAAAACTTCTCCTGTTTGATCGTCAGCTTTTTTGCATTTGCCATGTTATTTCGTCTGGATCTGCTTCCTATATCTTCATAGGTTCAGAGGCAAAGATGAAAGACTTCGGCACATTACGCAATTTTTACAACTAAATTATTATTCATCAATAATTGTTTAGTGTAAAATCATCTCCCTCTCTTAATTCGTACGCATATCACAGTTGTTGTATTTGTTGTACTAAAAAACATAGATAAAATGACATATATCATTGATGTTTTATCTTGTTACTTTGCTATGTATGTGATATTTGACATTATTTAATAATTTTCGTTAATATTTGTATGCTCCCGCCACCTCCACATTCGGCGACGTTCCGGTTTTCCAGAACGTCGCTTTTTGTATGCGGGGCATCTTACTTTGCAAAGCTTCATCCCGCTTTTCAGACTTCAGCAGCACTCGGTCGGAGGGGGAATACTATTTTTATCGGTATTTCGAGGAATTCTTTGATCGGGCGGGGTATCCCGCAGTTCCGGATACAGAGATCCATGAGTCTGTCGTAAATCGGATGCGTCGTGTTCCGATCTTTTGCGGGTTCTTTGTAATCCGGAGCAGTACTCCGATACGGATAAATTCGTATCTTTAACTCGGTTTCAGATACTCCGCCTCGGCAAAATGCAAATAAAAATTTGCTTTTGCACTCGGCTTATTCGTAATCTTTGACTTCGTCTTAGATACT